ACCTAAATACGCACCTATATTTACCGTTGTTTACCGTTGTTTACTTTTCAATTGCGTAATTTACGCACTTTTTACGCAGTCTTCTTAGGCAGGCCAACAAGGTTCGCAATACGAGCTTCCTCCTCGGGAATTACCTCTTCAGGATCATTCTCGTCCGGGTCAAATTCGACAACTATTTCTGTTAGTGAAACAGTTATCAACTGGTTAGGCTCTAGGTCCGCGATAGTTATTTTTGCCATTTAGTAACACCACATCATCTTAGGGGTTGTTCGTATATCTACATGTATAAAGGTCTTCGCGACCCCGATCCCCGAAAAGCCGAGTTTCAAAGCATTCTCTACAATAATAATGCGCTGATTCCCACCATTAACAGCGATGTCGCAAGCAATCCCCATAGCATGCTGCCCCGGCTTTTTTTTCTTGGCCTCGATGCTATGACTAGGAGACCTATAACCAGACGTAATCCTAAAAGGAAAACCACATTCGTAACGTAACGCATCGAGCGCCGTAACAAACTCTTCTTTGATCCCATGCTCACCAGTCTCTTGGCATTTAAACTCGTCGAGAGTGAAATATTTAAAGTTCATTTCTTTCTCATGCTCATTATCTTGTCAGCCCCTTTGATCCCAAAGCTGGCAGAGACAACCATAAACAGCAGGTAGCTATACCAATCGGGCAGCATGGCTAATGCTTCAAACCCGTCTTTGACCCTAGTCACTACTTCACTGTCATTCGCCACTACGCTATAGGCAACTGACAACAAAGGTAGGCTTAGTAGGATTGCAAACCATTCGTCTTTCCAGCTATTAGCAGACGCATCTGCCATCTTTGATTCCCAATCACCTTCGTTTTGAATAACCGAAAGGCGAGCCTCATGCTTCGCTTGTTTCTCTTCGGCTTTATTTTTCAGCCAGCCGCCAGCAAGATTTGCTACGGGCCCAATCAACGACTGCCACATCCTTAGTAGCCTTTCTTCTTGGGCTTCTTAGCGCCGACTTTCTTTCCGGGGGCTGCATTTACGTAACATTTTTTATTTCCCATGTGCATAGTGCTCTCCTATTTAGGGTTTAGTGGGCCAAACAACATCTTCTACTGAAGTAGCGTTGGCGTTTGTTGAGGGGACATCCCTCAAGGCTGAACGATACGTAGCCCAGTCAGCTTTTTCTGAATCAGTCAAAGGACTGTCGTTAAATTGAGTCCAATCACTGTCAAAAAGTTTTTCGTCCCGCATCGACCTAAGCTCTGAAAAAAACGTGGTCGAATCAAAGGCCCATGCTTTATTCACCCACTTAAAATAACTTGCAGGACATGCAATACGGGTTTCCCATGTATTAGCTTCTAAGTCGTACCAACCTGTGACCATAAGCTCATCATTATCGATATCAGTCGGTATGATGACTGCAGTTGTATCGCCATAGGATTGAAGATTTACGTACTGATCATCACTACCCGGAGACGTAATACCCTTTAGCTCACCCTCTGAATTAACAAATGCAAATCTATGTGCCATGTGACCCTCTAAGTAAAATTGTCATCAACCGATCCACCATTGATTACATAAAAAATTGCCCAGTCCCTATTTGTAGACATTGCAGTCTGAGTGCTGCCCACAGAAAAATAATTCAGCATCCTTATTTTTCCTGTTTGGTAATTGAATTCGTAGCTAACGTGAAACCTAGAATTGTTCCCCCTGCTACCAGACAGGTATTGTTGCCCTGCATTACTTACCAAGCCATAGTAGCGCCCTTCATCAAGGCTAGAGTCCATTGAAAATTCGTAGTAATAACCTTCTGGGCCACCTGTACCTGATGTGCCATTCCATTTACCGGATGCCATTAATTGAGCCGTAGTGTCTAAGTCCGTTGCTGAAAACAAAATATTAGAACTAGCCGTTCCTGCCCCGTCATAAACAACTAAACCTTGACCGCCTACTGATAAATTAGCTGTTGATTGAGCTTTTAACTCTCTCCAAACAACGTGACCGCCCCCATTGCCATTATTCCCTGATGGAAAAGACGTTAATCCCGGTCCCCAATCTCCGTCCCATTGCCGACCAATTCTCGCTAACCCGCGTCCTTGTGAACCAACTGCCGAAGAAGCAGGTCTTGCAATAATCAGGTCTGTGCCAGAGTAGTTTGTTGTAGGGTAAGCAGTATTCCCGGTTGCGGTTCCACTTGAAGTCGCATACAGAATTGACAGTCCTTGCGTCGTATCTATCACGGTTCTACCACTGCCATTAAAGATTTGAATACCGTGAGCCATCAACCCGTCCTAAGTACAATCCAATCAAATGTGCTGGACTGCCCCATGTTGTTTGTCACCCTAAAATAACCACTGTGACGAGTCGTATCATGGAACCTTGAATTCATAGAGTTAGGCGCGTTGTTAGGAGCAGTTACAACGTGCCAATCATCTCCGCTCGTCATACCAGAAATACTTACATCAACGTAACTGCCATCTGTAATTGTTGAGGTAGTCCCAGCTCCGAATGACCGTGTAACTCGACTGGAAACTTCGATTACCTTGGTGCCATTCGCTGCATAAACCTCCAACCCATAAGTCATATTTGGCCCAGCACAACTCTTAACCCGCTAGTGTCATAAATCTTGATGACGTTTGAGGCGATCTCCATTCGAGCCCCAGTCGAGGACGACTTAATATTTAATCCCGTTCCTACCCCGGCTATGTTCACAGTAGACGCGTCAATAGTACCGCCGTCTATATAGTCAGCATTTATCGTCCCAGTATCTATGGTGTCAGCATTTATTGAGCCAATTTGAGCAGATGTAATTGAGGCGGTTTTTATAAACGCCGCGTCCATATAGACACCAGCTGGAACTGCAATGCCGTTAATAGTTGTAGCAGTAGCTTGGACAGTGAAAGGAGATACAGCGGCAGATGTATCGGATCCGCCTCGCATAAGCGCAAAACGATCAGCGTTTATGTAGAACTCGCTTTCGTTTGTCCCTAAAGAGGTGGTTGTGCTAGCAAGACCAAATCCTGCGACGGCACCATTAGCGTCAACTTTAACGGTGTATTGACCTTCAAGCTCTCCGAGCGAGTTAGCATTTGCTGTGAACTGCTGCTCAACCGTAACGCCTGTGCCGCCTGCGTTGTTTAATCTGGCGGTTAATCCGTTGACCGTGCTTGAGGCTGCTGTTGCAGATCCGTCAGCCGCTGTAGCTGAACTAGCAGCATTACTGGCAAACGTCGATGCCTCACCAGCCTTGGTAGCAGCAGTGTTTGCGTGGGTGCTGGCTGTGCTTGCAGATTGACCAGCAGCTGTTTCACTCGCTCCAGCAGTAGTAGCACTTGTGGCGGCTGCACTAGCGCTATTGGCTGCATTAGTTGAGCTAGTACCAGCAGCCGTCTGACTAGATAAAGCTGCGTTGGCAGAAGTACCTGCATCGGAGGCTTTCGTTGTGGCAGTTTGAGCGCTGGTGTTTGCTGCTCCTGCGCTGTTGCCTGCGGCTGTAGCGGAATTAGCCGCATTGGTGGCGCTAGTAGATGCCGAAGATGCCGATCCTGAAGCATTCGTTTCACTAGAAGCGGCATTAGTCTCCGCTGTTTCTGCTCCTGATCTAGCGGTCTCAGCTGCAAGTTTTTCAGTATTAGCCGTGCTTGCGCTTTGTGATGCAGCTGTTTGGCTTGCGTTTGCGCTTGTAGCGCTAGTTGCCGCAGCGGTTGCGGATGAGGCGGCGTTAGTCTCAGCACTTTCAGCATTTGACTCAGCCGCTTCAGCTGCAAGTCTTGAAGTCTGACTGGCAGTAGAGGCTGTTCCTGCGTTAGTAGCAAAGGTTGCGGCGTTTGTTTCACTGGTTGCCGCAGCTGTAGCCGAAGAACCCGCAGCGTTGGCTGAGTTAGCCGCTGTCGTAGCTGAGTTTGACGCTGAAGAGGCAGAGCCAGCAGCTCCTGTTGCTGAATTAGAGGCAGCAGTGGCAGAAGTTTGCGCTCCAGATCGTGCAGTTTGCGCGTCCGTCTTTGCGATTACAGCATCATCTTCCGCTGTCTCTGCACCAGTTTGTGCTAAGAGAGCTGCCGTTTTAGCTGCTATTGCTGCTGATTCACTAGCAGCAGCCGCAGCTGCACTTGTTGCAGCAGAAGAGGTAGAACTAAAGGTCGTTTCAAGATTGGAAATGTCTGTCTCAAAACCGTCTAGTTTTGTTGTTAATGCCGAAGCCAATTCCGATTCGTTAATCGCGCCATTTAATGTAGTAAGTAAAAGATCGACATCAGGCGAAGTTGCTCCTAATGTACCTGACGTAGAATTAAAAGCTCCAAAAACGTCGTCTTGGTTTACAAACCTAATCCAATAATAGTTGCTGACCCCTGAACCAACTGCATCTACGAACGAGCGACCTGATTCAATACCTATTAATTGTGCATCTCCAATAATGTCGGCTGAATGCCGCCAAATTTCAGTGTGGGTATGGTTTTGATAAATCGGAAAGTCCCAAAACAAATTTACTTGGGAGTAAGCGCCATTAGCAGTAAAGCCCGTTGGCGTAGGAGGTACAGTCAAAATCGGGGTTGGTTCTCCCGCAAACCCAATATCAGTGCCTCCAACCGCATTTGGATTAAAAGCGTTAGACCTTAAATCAACCGCGAGGCCCGAAGAGATTAACTCTCGTAACGTAACAGCACGATCTCTAGGATCGCCCCTGAGCCCTAGCCGTATCTCCATAATCTGAGCTATGGTGTCGTACCACCGTTTTTCCTCGGCAGTTGCACCGGCAGGAGATTTAGGGATACCCGGAAGTTTTGTTGGATCGTCCGTTCTTATAATTGTCATGCTTGCCTGATCTCATCCATAGACTCGGCAATACAAACTTCATTTATCGTTACTGCACCACTAACTTCTATCTCCCATTCCTTACCTAATGCTGCGGGTAAACGCATAATCGGCTCTCTTAAAGTAGCGTTACTAATACCGGAGGGCGTTGAAGTCACTTGGGTATATACGTTGCTGCTGTAGCTCACCGTGTAGTTTGCAATCAACGTACCATCTGCCGAGACCTTTACAGTTACAGGATAGGCTTCTGCTTTGACGGAAACCCAGCCCATACTTATTGGTTTAGGGGCTAGGAACTTTTTACTCTTCCAAGTTGACGTTCTGTTGAACGAACCACCCCGGTATTTTCTAACAGTGTTGCTTTCAATAAAGTACAGCTCTCCATCATCGTGGTTCATATAGGCACCACGAAGTTGTGCGCTACGCCCAAGCGTCGATATAGCAGCCTCACTCGCTCTTGGATCAAATACCCATCCACCATGAGTTGAGCCATCTGTATAAAAAGCTATGTAGGTGTTTTCATGCTTAAAGGCTTTAATCGTCGTAGGATAGAAATTGTCGTTCCACTGTTTAGCTGATATAAGCCCCTCGGTAACAACTTGATTATCTGACCCAGACGCTGCAACCAATCCGTCTGGGGATGCGTACAGAACATAATCCCCCATATCAACGACAGAGTGTTTGTTGACACACGCTTGCGACAGATCTAACTGTATAGCGCTCATGGCACTCGCGTCCGTACCAGTAACTAAATAAGGACGGCCATTGGTCAAACAAACAATCCCGTTAGACACACCAGCTATGGCAACGATATCTTCTGCTAATGTAATTCTGTAACTGACGGGCCACGCATGAGGAAGGTAAGGTTCACTTAGGCACAACCGCTTCCCTGTGAATCCTGCAAAAACACCGTTGGCTAAATTGGTTAGCCCTTGCAGTGGGCCATCAGGGTACAAACTGGTGTCATCGTCAGGCGGTCCAATCCAGTAGGTAGAAGGAAGAACTTCACCGAGTTCATCGCCATCTTTATCATCGACTATGGTAGTCGCGGTAAATACGTCCTCTTTTACGAATTGAAATTGAGTGCTGTTGCTACCAGTGTTACTTCTGTAGAGCCTTTTTAACGCGCCCGTACCAAAGTTGTAGTTTCCTGAAGCTGTTGACGGGGTTGGGGTAGATACATCTACAGTCTCAGTATCTGTAAGTTGAATGACTGCTGACGCTAGACTAGGCGGTCCCTCTTCTCCATTTGCAGTTACTAGGGTGTAAACATAAGACGCTTCATTTGGAGATTGAGCCGCATCAGCAGTACCATTTTTAGAAGTTGTTGGAGCGCCCGAAGGAGCAGGGACACCTAAACGAAAAGAAATGTCGGGGTATCCAGCAGTCCCTGATACGATATTTACAGCCGTACCCATTTTCGGATAGGACTCGCCCGTCCAATATAACCTGTCTGTCGAATCACCGGGTATTGGGCCTTCTAGTGCGTGGATATAGTCTTCGTTCCATTCTAACCAGCTGGCTTCTCGGTAGTAATAAATCGACTGTTTAGCACCGCTTTGGAGGGTGTGTACCGATGCACTGTCCGTCAAAGTAGGTTTGATCGCTCCAGATTCGAAGTCAATGTTTTCAGAAATCTGACCAAACTGTTCTGCTAACAAGCGGGGAGAAACCCCCGGAGCAATACCTGAAAATCTGTCTAGCTTGAAATAGGTCATGAGCCACCGTTAATTTAATAACAAAGTTATGATCACCCCCGCCATACCAGACATCAGGGCAAACGAAGCAATAAAAACATTCCGACTCAGCGCATGAAGATGGCCTTCAATCGCTTCTAACCTATGGAATATTGTTTTGGACCGCTCTTCGCACATAGCCTCATGTACCGACAACCTACTGACAGCGGTCCAAACTCTATCCTCTAAGTCAAGAGACAAGTTCTCCTTCTCCAACATCGCTTTCTTCCTCAAGAGCTTTCATACGATTGGCAATAGAAGTCGAAAACCCACTAACGGCTACTTCATGGATGACAGCTTCTCTTCGAGCAGATAACATGCTTGCTTGCGCCTGTTGATGTAGAGCCAGCAGCTCTTTTACTTCGTCAGGCAAAGAAGCTACCTCATACTCTTTGTCGTCTACGGTTATGGTCGGATTTCCTTCTTGGGTCATTTCATACCTCATTGTGATTAAAAATTAGATTAATTATATTAGCATTACTAATTGCAATAAACCTTAAAAAGTTACTCAGGAACGCTTGCTTGTTTTGCAGCCTGATCTTTGTCAGGTATAACCTTGTCCAAAAGTCCAGTTACGGGACCGATTAGCTGACCTACTATAGTCATATTTTAAGATTCTAGTGCCGCGATACGGGCTTCAAGTTCTTGGATTGTTGCCACCAAAAGCGGCACAAGTTTGCTTTGGTCAATGCCTTGATA